CAGGATGGCCTTGTACAGGTGATGAATTTCGCATTGTCTGAAAAGTGGGGATTCACACTCAAAGAGGAGTTACTGGATCCAGAGGATAGGAAGATCGTTATGGCAGGTGGTGAGTTGTTAGAGAGGTTCAAGGTCTCAAGAGGCAAGATGAACGCTAACGAGATGAATGACAAGATCCGTGATGCCAGAGGCGAAGTAATAGAGATGGACAATGGCTAAACCACAAGAAGCAATCCCGACGATGAGACAAGATCCTTGGTTGGAGACTGCCAGATCTGCCTTTGAGTCATCAAGTGACTGGTATGACGGCAATCTGAGGAAGCAGTGGGAGAGGAATCTCTCAATGTTCCAGAGCAAGCATCCAGCAGGATCAAAGTATTTCTCAGGTGCATACAAGCATAGAGCCAAGGTATTCAGGCCAAAGACCCGTGCAAATGTAAGGGCGAATGAGGCCGCTTGTGCCAGTGCATTCTTCTCCACAAGTGATGTGGTGAGTATTAAAGCTCAAAATGACAATGATCCAGCACAGCAAGCCAGCAGTGAGATCATGCAGGAGTTGCTCAACTACCGTCTAACGAAGAGCATTCCGTGGTTTTCTACGGTAATTGGGGCATATCAGGATACTCAGGTGATGGGTATTGTCTGTTCCAAGCAACATTGGGATTACGAGGAGAGGCGTACTACTGAGAAAGAGCAGGTGGTCAATATGGACGGATCCCCGTTCATTGATCCAGAGACAGGAGAGCCTGCAAGTCAGTCAGTAGAGAGCGTAGAGGTTCTGATTGATGAGCCTAAAGTAGAGCTGATCCCACCAGAGAATATCAGAATAGATCCGGCCTCAGATTGGCAGGATCCAGTAAACAGTTCTCCATATCTGATCAGACTTGTCCCTATGTATCTCGGAGAGGTCATAGAAAAGATGAGTGTTGAGGATACCAAGACTGGGGAGCCGAAGTGGAAGAAGCTCTCAGAGGAGCAACTGCTTTCAACTGTAGCATCAGATGCATATGACTCTACCCGTAGTAAGAGGGATAGAGATCGTACAGACAGCCGGAAGAAGGGTCAGGAGATCAATGAGTTCTCTACGATCTGGGTGCATGAGAACATTGTTCGCAAGGACGGCAAGGATTTCGTATATTGGACTGCTGGGGTTGAGTATATGCTCACAGACCCCAAACCAATTGAGGATGTTTATCTTCACGGCAAACGGCCTTATGTGATTGGTTGCTCTACTATCGAGACTCACAAGGGTTTTCCTGCTGGTATTGTGGAATTAACCCAAGATCTACAGACTGCTGCAAATGATATACAGAATCAGAGGTTCGATAACGTATCACTGGTTCTGAACAAGCGTTACAGGGTACGCAGAGGGTCTAATGTAGATCTTAACGCCTTGATGAGGAATACCCCTGGTGGGGCAATCATGATGAATGATCCGGCAACAGATGTGCTGGTTGATTCAACCCCTGATGTAACTGGATCCTCATATTCTGAACAGGATCGCATCAATGCTGACTTTGATGAGCTGGCAGGATCATTTAGCGGTTCATCTGTAGGGACTAACAGACGGTTGAACGAGACAGTGGGCGGTATGTCCATGATGTCCAGTTCAGCCAGTCAGATCACAGAATACTCTCTCCGTGTCTTTGCAGAGACGTGGGTAGAACCTGTACTGCGTCAATTGGTTCATCTGGAGCAGGCGTATGAGACCGATGAGACGGTTCTGGGGATTGCCTTAGAGCAGGCGGGAGCATATCAGAAGTATGGCGTAGATCAGGTTACAGACGATCTGCTGCAACGTGAATTGACTGTATCGGTAAATGTTGGGGTAGGTGCTACCAATCCTCAGCTCCAGCTTGAGAAGTTCATGTATGGTCTGAATACCATTGCAGGTATTCCAGAGATGATGAGCAGGGTCAAGATCGAGGAGATCACTAAAGAGGTCTTCGGCAAGCTGGGGTATAAGGATGGATCCCGCTTCTTCATGTCTGATGAGGAGATCCAGAAGAAGATGCAGGAGCAGGGAGAGGCTCCACCAGATCCAAACATGATGAAACTTGAGGTTGATCGTCAACGTCTGGAGCTTGATGCTCAGAGGATGAATCTTGATGCCCAGAAGATGCAGATGGATGCAGAGTCCAGACAATTAGAGGTATCGGTTAATTCAGAGCTGAAATCAGCAGAGCTGAACATGGATCGAGAGATAGCGATGGCCAAACTCGCTCTTGAGGAAGACATGACAATGGCTCAACTGGTGGCAAAACTGCAACTGGAACGAGAGAAGCAAGGGCTTGCCACACTTGGTAATCGGCTAAAGCAGATCGGTGATGAGAGAAAGAGTGCATTGGATCTGATGAAAGAGAATACCAAACGGCAGGAGATGGCCTTGAAAAGGCAGATGGGGCAAGGAATCTAGGTGAATAAAACAGCAGATGAGATGACCCCAGAGGCGGTAGAGGATCTCTACTTTGCTGAGGCCAGACTTGGTGTAGAGATAGAGAAATTCTTACCAACTAATGTTGGGCGTTACCTTGTAGGTAGGGCAGAACAGGAGTTGATGGAAGCACATCAGGCTATGGAAAACTGTAGTTCTGATGAATTGAAAGAGTTACAAAACAAGGCGTGGAGAGCGAAGAGTTTTGTAGATTGGTTGGCAGAGGCGATCAGTAATGGCCGTTCTGCTGAGTTTGAGTTGACTAAGCAAGAGGAAATTTATAGTGACTAACAGTGATGCTATCCGAGAGGACGTATCAGAAGAGATGATTGAAAATGCTTCTGATGCAACGGAAGAGAGTGCAAAACAGGAAGATCCTGTAAAGCAGACAGACAATGTGATTACAGATCCCCGATTGGTGGAGATGGAAAAGATTGCCGAGAAAAACCGAAGTAATGAGGAGCAGGTTGCTGTAGAGGAACCTGATGAAGAGATTACGGCTGAAAAGCCGGAAAACCCTCCAGTTTTTAAGGAAGATGGAGTCTGGAAGACCCGCACAAAGGTCAATGGGGAAGAGGTAGTAGTTCCCTATGATGACGTAAAGATGCGGTATCAGAAAGGCACTGCTGCCGACAAAAGACTGGAGGAGGCCGCTGTTAGAATGCGGCAGGTCGAGGCTAGGGAAGCCCAGCTTCGACAAGTCCAACAGCAGTTGGAGCAACAAAAGCAGCTATCCGCAAAGGACGCTGCTAGGTCTGTGCTATCCGCAAAGGACGCACAAAAAGCAACTGGAGTTAAAGAGGTAATTGATGCCATCTACTCTGGTGAAGAAGAAGAGGCGGTGAATGCGTTAGGTACATTGATTGGAAATCTACAGGGGCATGGACAAGAGAAAAAAGAGTCCGTTACCCCAGATCAGATCGTGAACTTGGTGGAGAACCGAATCGCTGAGAGAAATGCTGAGATAGATCGCCAGAATGCAATTTCTGAGTTCAAAAAGGAGTTTCCTGAGATCGCAGAGGATTCTCGACTGTGGGAGATCGCAGATCGTGAAACCATTGCCGTATTACAGGAAATGCCAACAGCTACTGTCCATGACATTATGGAAGAGGCTGGTAAAAGAACCCGTGCGTGGATGTCTAAGTATGAACCTCAGGCAGCCAATACTGCCAAGGCTGAAAAGAAAAGGCAGTCCGCTGGCAATGTCAGTGGTAAAAATGTCCGTGCCTCGCTCGGTGAAGATGAGCCGCCTCCAATGACGGCCTCTGACATCATCAATGAGATGAGATCAGCACGGGTTTCGTGAGACCTAGCAGAAACTTTAAGGAGAATTTATTATGGCAGGTCAAGTATGGGCAACCTCCAGTCTTGGTGGTTACATGTATGCGGACAATTTGTCCAAAGATTTGCGTATGGCGGTACAGCCGCTCACACGCTTCCGTCAGTTCGCTGACATTAAAGACGCAGCTCATCAGGGGCTGAATAAGGGTGATACCTTCCATTGGAATGTATACGGCAATGTTGCCACCCAGGGTACTACCCTGACAGAGGGTACTGCTATTGCAGAGACCAGCTTTACAATCACACAGGGAACTTTGACTGTTGCTGAATACGGTAACTCAATTCCTTTTACTGAGAAGCTGGATGATCTTTCTGAGCATTCTGTTAAGGAAGTTATCAACAAGGTATTGAAGAATGATGCAGCAAAAGCACTGGATACTGCGGCAGCAGCTCAGTTTGATGCAGCTAATCTTCGTATGGTTGGTACTACTACAGCGGCAGCTACGCTGACCACTAATGGTACTGCAACAGCAACCAACACCTCAGCGTTGAACACCTACCATGTGAAGAACATCGTAGACACCATGAAGGAGCGTAATATCCCTTCATACCAGTCTGGCGACTACTTTTGCATTGCGTGGCCTTCGACTCTCCGTTCACTGAAAAACTCACTGGAGACTATCCATCAGTACACCAGTGAAGGCTTCGGTATGATCATGAACGGTGAGATTGGTCGTTACGAGGGTGTTCGCTTCATCGAGCAGACTAACATTGCCAAGGGTACTGGTATGGGTACTGATGCCTCTAGTACTTGGTCTGGTGGCCTCTCTGATTGGGCGGTCTTCTTCGGTGAGGATACCGTTGC